GTTCGACCGGCAGGTCCAGTTTAAGCATAGACAGTGCCGGCCTGGCTGTTGCGCAGCACCACCGTCATCGCGCGGGTAGCCGTGGCGTTGAAGGCCGCGCGGAAGTCAAACGTGGCTTCCACACCCGCAGGGCCGGTGATCGGCGTTTTGGCGAGCGCCAGATACGCTTCATGCACAGTGAAGGTCAGGCTGGTGTTTGCGTCAATCGTGTAGGCGAAGGCAAATTCAGCGCTGGAACCATTATCCGCCTGCGTCAGCAGCGTGGTGCTTTCAAAGCGCGTGGTGACCTGGCCGGTGATAAGCGAAACGCCCGGGTCAATACCTTCCAGCTTGCGATCCGCGCGAATGGTGCGGACCATTTCCATATTGTTGTTGAAGTTCAACCGCGCGCCAGTCACCTGTGCCAGGGCCGAACCACCCCGGCTGATGCTGCCTTGGTGCTTACTGAAGCGCGTATAGGCCGCGCTGGTCGGCGTGCCGGCGGCAGTGGTTACCGCGCGGCTGCTGCCCTGCGCCATCAGGCCAATGGTGGCCTGGGCCGCGCCGGTTGGGCTGAAATCAATATCAAGGCTGCCAGCGCGCGCGCCTACGCAGACTTCGAAGGAAGGCACATCGGGATGCGCAATTTCGATGGCCTGGGATGGCAAGCTGGCCGCGCCGGAAGCAAAGGTGTGGATGAAGTTGGGATTGCTGCCCGTGGTGACCGGCGCGCCAAACAGCATGCGCAGCCAGTGACCGATATTGATCACGTCAATCGGCACCACGGCATTGCCCTGCACCGTGATAATGTCCTGGAAGGGCGCAGCTGCGTCGCGGTTATTGCCTGCCGCCAGCACGTCAGACTGAATCAGGGGCTGTTCCGCGCTCAGGTCAATAGACATGAACGGCATGCGCAGCCAGTTACCACCAGGCGCGGTGCCATAGGTGGCTTCCTTGATCATGTTAATGCGCCCATTGGCGCCAATGGCACGCGGCATGGCGGTATCCTTCCGGTCAGGAAAGCGGCGTTTCGGCCGCGGTGAATTGCAGGGTTACGGAAAAGCGCGCGGCACGGAGCGCGGCTGCGCCTTCAAATTCAATATCTTCTAGATCGGCGGTGCCGACCTCAGCAAATTCCACCGCACCGCCCAGCGTGCGGTTGGCGGACACGCCAGCGGACAAAGCCACCAGCAAAGAATCAATCGCAGCGGCGCGGGCAACGGCGGTATTGCCGGCCACCACCACTTCCACTTCGGCGGCATGTTCGATGTGGTAGCGCAGCGGAGACATGATGGCTTCAGAAGTCACCACTTCCCCATCCCGCACCACCACCAGGCCGCCCGCGGGCAAGCTTTGCGGGTAGGGTTCATTCCGCAGCACAACAGGCTTCGGCGCGGGCCGGGCAGCGGCGGAAGCGGTAATCTGCGCCAGCAGCGCGGCGATGGCCGTTTCACGTGCGGACATTGGCGCGGACCTCCTTATCCCATTCGGCGACAAAGCGGCCCGGGATGCGCGCGGCGGCTTGTTCGGCGGGCTTGCGAATGTCCAGGCGCTTGGGCAGCTTCACGGCAGGCGTCAGGATGAACATGGGCACCATGCCCTGTGCCAGCAGGCCGCGCGCCCAGGCTTCACGCCCCTTGCGGTTGCCAGTGCCGACTTCCGCCACACCGCCAGCCATCAGCCGCGTGCGGCGCTTTTTTCCGGTCTGCTCCCCCTTCTTCAGGGGCAAACACCAAACGAAGCCCTTGCCGGATTTGAAAGGCCGCATGAAAGCTTGCTTGCTCGCCACCATTTGCTGGGGCGTCACGCGCATGCCGCCATTTGCGCGGCCACGGCGCCCGCGATCCGCATTAAAGCCAGTGGGGATCGCCAAATACTTCTTCCCACCCTTGGGCCGGATCATGGCGCCTTTTTCGAAGGCATCCACAATGGCCGGCACCTTGGACCAAACCAGCCCCGCTGCGCCCAGGCTTGGTCTGCGCGGAAAGGTGCGCGCGCGCCAGGCATTGCCAAGGCCGCGCCCTTTGGGGCCGAAAGCGGCGCTGATCTGACTGCGTAAATCAAGCTGCAGCCTGCGCGTTTCTTCACCCATCACGCGGGAAGCAGCGCGCGCGCCGCCTTCAGCTTCCAGCTTCATGTATTCCGCGATGTTGCCCTTGACCTGCGCCACAAACTTCATCGGCGGCACATCACCTGCCAGGCGGTTTGCGTGACATCGCGCATGGGCTGGGAAATCACAGTCAATTCCGCCCCATCCGCCAAGATGAAGACATCACCGATGGCAATGGCCGGCAGATCAGCCACGGCCACGGAAAGTACGTCAGTCGCCTGTACTATGCTGGCGCCGAAGGCTTGTTCCGTCGCGTCTGGTGCGGTGCGGATGGCGCGCAAAGCCGTACCCGGCCCCGCGCCACCCGCGTAATGCGTCACCGCTACCGCCATGTTGGTATCCGCGACAAGCGCAGCCATGGCGATAGCGAAGGCGTTCATGATTACGCCGCGACCGCGTTCGGCCCGCCGAGCTTCACCAGAATGTCAGTGTTGTCCGCGCCCGCATTGGCCGCGGTGCCAACGTGCCAGCCGATACAGCGATTGCTGGCGGCCGTGGTGGTCACGCGCTTGGCAGTGTCATCCCAGAAAACGCGGACGCCCACACCAATGCTGCCCGTTGCCTTGCGCAACGTGAAGACGCCGTTGGTCTGAATAACCGCAGGCGCGCCAGAAGCGGCATCGGCCAGCACCACACCAAACAGATCACCCACGAGAAGGCTTTGCCCAGCGGTGATGTTGGCAGGTGCCAGAATGTCGATGGCATAGCCATCCTGAACGTAAGTCTTCATTCGATTCATCCTTCACAGGAAAAGGGGAAGCCCCGGGCGCCCCATGCGCCCAGGGCCATCATGATCAGGCCGGCGCAGCGCCCGCGTTGAAGAAGCCGCCACGGAAATCAATGGCGCCAACTGCGAAATCATGCACCACTTCAACCACAGTGCCATCCACACCCATCGGCTGGCCCACGCGCACCTGCGGAACTTCATTGTCGCCCACATAGCCGTACACATAGACCGGCGCCGCCGCCGGATCGGCAAGCAGATACCAGCGGTTGTTCGGGATATTGGCATCCGACACCACTTCAAAGCGGCCCGCGAAGGGGTTCACATTGCCGGGGGCGGAAGGAACCACAGTGGAAGATGCGAACTGCGCCGCCACAAATTCCTGAATGACCGAACAGACCAAATAGCGAGGCTGAATGTTCAGCTTCAGACCATCCAGGCTGGACTGCGCCTTGATGGCATTGAAACCAAGGCCAAGCGCCAGTGCCGTCACCGCGCTGGCGGTGCCTGCCTTGTTGTTGCGCGTGCCGCCAGCGGCGAACACCGCCGCACTGCCTTCGGCCAAAGTCGGGCCGTCACCGGAAGCGGTATTCACCACGCCATAGGCCGTGGCATTTTCCCAATCCGCGATACGGCGGCCGATCATGGTGCCGAAGTCAGTAAAGGCGCCAAGATCATCATTCACCAGCATCTGGCGGGTGACAGCAACACCACGGGCGAAGGTGCCCGGCGTGATCTGTTCGCGCTTTTCGCTGACAGTGCCGCGCTTAATTTCGCCGCCCTCACCCAAAGCCTGCAAGGACGGGAAATCACCCGCCGTCAGGAAGGAATGCGCCTTGAAGTCATTGAAGCGGCGGCGGGCGAAGAGCTGCCGATAAGAAGGGGACGCCAGCGCATAACCCGCTTCAAGCATCTTGTTGCCCGCATTAGCCAGCAGCAGCGGGAAGTCAGACGAGGTGTGGAAGGCGCGGGCAATCAGCTTCTCGCGGTCACGGGAAGAAACCCGTTCACCACGCGCCTGCGCCAGTTCAATCAGCATATCGGAAGGGCGAAGGCCCGCGAAGTTGCGCCACTGGCCTTCACCCGCCTTGCTGGCGACCGCCGGCATATGGCGGGCCGCGATGGCAGTTGCCATGGCGTCAACGATATTGGCCGGGTCTTCATAGGAACGGCCAAACTGGCTAAGCGGGCTAGGCGGCAGGGCCGGGCGGGCTTCATCAGCGGCCACAATGGCGCCGAACAATTCCGCACGCAGCCAGGCCGCGTCATGGTCGCCATTGATGGCGCGCGCCTTCAGCGCATCCACCTGGGCATCATCCAGCCCTTGGGAACGCGCCAAGCGGGCGGGTTCTTCCAGGCTTTCAATGCGCGCGCGTTCCTGCGTGCGCACCGCCTTGACATCAACCGCCACGGCGGCAGAAGCCACATTGTTATCGCGCGCCTGCTCGGCGGCGGGGACCGTAGTGTCGGCCATGCTCTCTCCTTCGCGCCGAGGCGCGTTGTTGCCTTCTGCCGTGGAAGTGGCACCGGCCGCACGCACCTGCGCGCTGGCATCGGCCGGAATAGGGACAAGCGAAATCTCGAAGGGCGTCCATTTTTTGGCGGTGCGGACCAGAGACGCAACCTGGTAGCCGACTGAGACATTCCGCAGAATGCCATCGCGCACATCATTCAAGATGGGCTGCACTTCATCGCGCGCCGAAAACCGCACCTGTGCGCGGCCTTCGCCATTGCTGATCCAGGCGCGTTCCACCACGCCGATCACATCACGCAAATCATATTGGCCATGGGTGTTCAGCAAAGGCGCGCCGCCATTCAGCCGCGCCAGGTCCACGGCTTCTTCAGTCATGGCCAATTCTTCAATGAAGGGCTGGCCGCTGCGCCAATCATTGCGGCGAACGCGCGCGCCGGTACTCCACACCAGTTCAACCGTGCGGGTATCCGCATTGAAGGTGCTGGGCGCAAAGCGCGCTTCAAGCCGCGGCACTTCTGCCGTTTGCATTTCAGTCATTCCGTTTTCCTTCAGGCTTGCGCGGCGTCACTGGCCGCAAGCTGCACCGCCGCATTCTGCTTGGCATCCTGTGCGCCGCCGGATTTGGCGACATAGCGCGGGTCAGTATCCAGAATGACGCCAAGGTCAGCGGCTTTCTTGTTCGCCTTGGCGATCTTCGCCATAACTTCATCGAAGTTCGAACCAAACATGCCAACCGCTTCATCCTGGCTGATGAAGCCAGCGCGCACCAGAGCGATCAGC